ACAGCTTCTCTTTCAATTCTCACCACAGTGGGATCATAACCATATCTTGCAAAAGTTTCCTTAGTGATATGAGGTGGGATAACTTCATGACTAAGAATTCCCATGATGTCAGAATTAACTAAGGAACCCGCCATACAATCTTGGGCAGCATGCCACCCTTCATGACGGAGAATAGTCAAGAATTCTCCTGGGTTTTTTGCATACTTCATATTGATAAAGATTTTATTTTTATCTGAGTAATATAAGCCTCTATACTCTTCTATGAAATATTGGGGAATAGCTTTATATACTCCAACTTCTAAATCCTTCAGATGGGAAAGAATTTCTTTTCCTTCATCATCTAAATCACTAGGCTTTACATAATATACACCTTCAGTGCATTTACCTAGTTTCATACAACCCATTGCCACAGGAGTATAAAACCATTCGTCATCTATTTCTTGATGAGCTGAGATTGGTGCGGACAACGCAATAGATGCAAATAATGTCGATAGTAGTTTTTTCACATTGGATTCCTATATAGTGGACGGTTGGAGAACTGGCTGACCCGTCTCCCAAAAGCGTTCATATGGTTGTATTATAGTCATATCGAGATCAGAATACCACATGATCAACTACGAGATCAAGTCCCAACTTGCCAAACTCCTTGCCACAGAGGATCTGGTAGTGGAGAACCGTCCTGTTGACACTGCTCAGTTCAATGTTGAGACCAGAGTTCTCACACTTCCGATGTGGAAGTTGGCCTCCGAAGATGTATACAATATGCTTGTCGGTCACGAAGTTGGCCACGCACTCTTTACTCCTAACGACTGGTCATGGGAAGATCGTATCCCCCAACAGTTTGTCAACGTGACTGAAGATGCACGTATTGAGAAACTGATGAAACGTCGATATCCCGGATTGTCTAAAGATTTTTACAAGGGATATCAAGAACTCGCAGAAGATGATTTCTTTGGTATCGAAGATCGAAATCTTAGTGAGATGAACCTTGCTGACAGAGCCAATCTTTACTACAAGATCGGTAGGTTTGAGGATATTCCTATTCATAATAGTAAGGAACAAGAGATCATCGACATGATGGGTGAGTCTGAAACCTTCAGTGATGCTGTGATGGTTGCCGAAGTTCTCTACAAGTATTGTAAAGAAGAGTTTGAGAAGGATAAAGTTGCTGACCTTCCCATGCCAGGTAATCAATCAGGTTCAGCAGGTGAGGGTGAATCACAACCTCAAGCCAGTGATGGTGACGGTGAGGAAAATGGTGATTCCATGGAGGGAGACTCCGATAATACTGGTGATATTTCACAGTCTCAAACTCAGGCATCTAAACCTCTGGAGGTTGAAACTGACGAGGCATTCCAACAGGGTGCTCAAGAATTCAATGGTGATATCAACCGAGGTTCTAGAAATCCTGATTACATTGAGGTTCCTAAGATTAACATTGATAAGATTGTTGTTCCTAACAAGAAAGTTCATGACGAACTGGATGAGTCTTGGTACGAACAATTAAATCCAAAGCCCTATTACTGTCCTTACAGAGAAGAAACTAGGACTGATGATCCTAAGGACTTCAGTCGGGCTGATAATCAATACATTAAATTCAAGAAGTCAGCAACTAAAGAGGTGAACTATCTTGTCAAAGAGTTTGAGTGTAAGAAGTCTGCTGATGCATACTCTAGATCATTCACTGCCAAGACTGGAACTCTTGATTGTTCTAAACTTCACACCTACAAATACAACGAGGATCTGTTCAACAAGGTCAATGTGATCCCTGATGGTAAGAACCACGGTCTTATCTTCATCCTTGATTGGTCTGGATCGATGAGTGACACTCTCCTTGACACTCTCAAGCAACTTTACAATCTTGTTTGGTTCTGTAGTAAGGTCAACATTCCCTTTGATGTCTATGCTTTCACCAACAGTTACCTGAGAGATCAAAATCACTATTGTCCAATCTGGGAAAATATTGAAACCCAAGAGTGTGTTGAAAATCACTTTATGATCTCCCCTGACTTCAGTCTCATGCACTTCCTGACAAGTGATGTGAACAAGAAGACCCTTGATAAACAACTCCTTAGTCTCTGGAGAGTTGCTTATTCAATGACAATGTGGGCACCATATACCTACCCCGGTCAGTTCTCACTGTCTGGCACACCTTTGAACGAGGCTATTATTTGTCTCCATGAATTGATCCCCCAATTCAAGAAGAAGAATAAGGTCCAGAAGATCAACACCATTATTCTGACTGATGGTGAGGCCAATGTCCTCCCTTACTTCAAGAGGAATGATTATTATGATGATAACCGTATGGGAACATCTCGTATCTATGCTGGTGACTTTATTCGTAATCGTAAGACAGGTTACACCTATCAGGTAGATCATGAGTATTGGAAGTTCACCGAGATCCTGTTGAACAATCTTAAGCAAACATTCCCCGATGTGAACACTATTGGTATTCGTATCGCAGGTAACTCCGACTTCAAAGGATTTGTTCGTCGTTATTCTGAGGGATATGTGTCTGATGACATCTACAAGAAGATCCGTAAGGATAAGTTTGTTGCCCTCAAGTCAACCGGATATACTTCATACTTTGGTATGTTGACCTCCGCACTCAGTAATGAAACTGAATTTAATGTTGAGGAGGGTGCATCCAAAGCCAAAATCAAATCTGCCTTTGTTAAGAATCTTAACTCTAAGTCTCTAAATAGAAAGGTATTGAGTCAGTTTGTAGATATCATCTCCTGACCACTTGAGAAACCGTCACAACCGTCCGTCTCACCGGGCGGTTTTGTCCTATACTATCGTTATTGAAACACACAACACACATGGCACTGTCTACAGAGTACATCGTTTCTTCTCTCACCAACCTTTATGGATCAGAAGTAGTAACTGCTGATCTCCGCGCTTGGTGCGCCATGAATGACACTACATATAATACGATCACTCGTCGTCTTGAGACCTTTAAGGTCGGTCGTGGTAAGTGGAACCTGACAGTTCAGGAGAAACTGGAACAAAACTATAAGTCCCCTGCAGCACTTCCTGCAATCGAACAAAACCTTATCCCCGCAAAAGATGATACCTTCGTCAAGTTTGGTAATTATTCGGATATCAAAAGAATTATTCAGTCCCGTATGTTCTACCCTTCGTTCATTACGGGACTTTCTGGCAACGGTAAGACGTTCTTGGTTGAACAAGCTTGTGCGGCACTCAAGCGTGAGTTGATCCGTGTCAACATTACCATCGAAACTGACGAAGATGATCTTATTGGTGGCTTCCGTTTGGTTAACGGTGAGACTGTTTGGCATAATGGCCCAGTCATCGAAGCTCTTGAACGTGGAGCAATTCTTCTTCTAGACGAGGTTGACCTGGCATCTAACAAGATCCTGTGTCTCCAATCTATCCTTGAAGGTAAGGGTGTCTTCCTCAAGAAGATCGGCCGATTCGTCGAACCCAAGGCTGGTTTCAATGTCATCGCGACTGCTAACACCAAGGGTAAGGGTTCTGAGGACGGTCGTTTCATCGGCACCAATGTTTTGAACGAAGCATTCCTTGAGCGTTTCGCTGTTACCTTTGAACAGTCTTATCCGACACCCTCCACAGAAATCAAGATTCTTGCCTCCCTTTGTGATGATCAGGACTTCTGTAAGCACCTGGTTGACTGGGCTGATATTATTCGTAAGACCTTCTATGATGGTGGTATTGATGAGGTAATTTCTACCCGTCGTCTGGTTCACATCGCTCGTGCATACGATATCTTTGGTAACAAGTCTAAGGCACTTGAGGTTTGTATCAATCGATTTGATGATGAGACCAAGACTGCATTCATCGAACTTTATGACAAGGTGGATGAGGACTTCCAAATGATTGACAAGGAGGGTGAGAGTTGATAGAATGAACTCATGGTCCTTATTGTATGATTACATGAATGAACTACCTGAGGAGGGGTTTGAATACACTCCCCTCCCCCGTAAAGAAACTGGTTCAATTGATTTGAATATCAGCAATGTGAATGGTTTTTGGAAATATGAGGAGGATGTGATCCTCAAAGAAATACGTGACTATCTGAGTGGGACGTACAAAGCACATTACGCAAACGACAATAAAACTCAGACATTAGACTTGATTGGAAGTATTGGTGACGCAGAACCCTTCTGTCGATCCAATGCTATCAAATACTTGTCACGGTTTGGTAAGAAGAATGGTAAGTCTAAACTTGACATTCTCAAGGCCATCCACTATTGTATCCTTCTGTATCACTTCTCTGGTATCACTAAGCAACCAAAAGATAATTATGAAACTTTCTGAATCTACTGTAAGTCTCCTCAAGAACTTCTCTTCTATCAACCAGTCTATCCTGTTCAAGGAAGGTCAGAAGTTGCGTTCAATCTCAGTGATGAAGAACATCCTGGTTGAAGCCAATGTGTCCGAGGAGTTCCCTAAAGACTTCGGTATCTATGACCTGAACCAATTCTTGAATGGTCTGTCTCTTCACTCTCCCCCTGATCTGGACTTTGATAATGATCAGTATGTTGTGATCAAGGGTGGTCAGTCTCGGTCTAAGTATTTCTTTGCAGATCCGTCTGTGATCGTTGCACCACCTGAGAAAGAGATCTCTCTTCCTACAGAAGATGTATGTTTTGTATTGACAAGTCAACAACTGGAGAAACTGAAGAAGGCTGCATCTGTCTATCAACTCCCTGATATCTCTGTGATTGGTGAGAACGGTGTGATCAAACTGGTCGCTCGTGACAAGAAGAACGACACTTCTAATGACTTCTCTATTGTTGTTGGTGAGACTAACTCTGAGTTCGTGTTCAACTTCAAAGAAGAGAACCTGAAGATTGTTCCCGGTAACTATGATGTAGTTGTGTCAGAGAAACTTCTGTCACGTTTCTCTAATCAGAACATCGATGTTACATATTACATTGCTCTGGAACCTGACTCTACATTCG